GTCTTCTCGGTCCTCACGCTACCACCGCAGCGGTATAGGGAGCTGCAGCCAAAAAACCAAACAACATGTGGTCTTCGCCTGCACTACGTGAGATTGTAATGTCAGTTTCTCCATTCCCTTCAAGATCAATTTCGAAACGAACGCGTCTGCTCCATACTGGATCCATCACTCCAGTAGGGTTCGTTCCAACATGATCATCTGCGCAACAAAATTCAAATAGATTGCGGGAATAGTATGGGAGGTTTGCCTCAACAGCTCCATTAGTGCTGAGTGCAAAATTAATTGTACCTTGGTTGGACATTGAATTATAGTCCGTCGTCCAGTACGTTGTGGTCCCAATGAAATCCTCCGGTTCCATGAGACTGATGCTCGCGTGAGAGTAATTACTCCGCGAATGGTGAGTCTTGTCGACACAATTCACGACAAACCTGACGTCCATACTTCCTCTTTGGCCTAGATAACAATATTCTAGGTATTGTAGGACGTGGGGTTCTCGAGACAAAGACGAACCAATCGCTGGAGCCGCATAAGGAAGAACATTCTGTTCTATAACCAACTTGTTGTTGGTTGACAATCCCGCAGCAACGTTCAGCTCGTGGGTTGTCACCATCCTTTTGGCGGCAGTGCGCAAACTTGGGTAAATCTCTCCCATGTAATTCAAGTACAAATCATTCAATGGTACAAACACATCATTGATAGTAGTACATGACACGGGTTCGATATACAAAGAAGAGTCATCAATTTCTTTCTCCTCTCCCGATTGCGCCATCAAATTGGTACGATCGCGAGGCATGTTCTCTCCTGTCATTTGTGCATACTGTATGTCTCCTTTCACGAACACATGAACTCTTGCATCCTGGTCAGCCAGAGTATCGTTCGCCTGTAAGTTCGTCACTGGAATAAAAGCAATCATTCCATTCAAATACTCATACAGAGCACTTATCGTTTCGGCACTTCCATGCAACAAAGGTAGGGATTCAGGTCCTATCACTTTGAGCCATTTTGTGGGGGCGCTCCACCTTACACAGACTGTCAAACTTTGTGTGTCTCTTATATCTACACTAATCATAGTGTGTTTATTAAAATAGACGTCCGTGAAAATGAGTGCCTCTTGCGAGACATTGGGTTCGTACACAATGGCAAATTGTCCGGCATGAAAGGTAGAACAGTCAACTTGGAATCTGAACTGAACTACACCATGCCAGTACTCATATACTGCAGCAGGAAGCGCCATAGAAGATGGCTGGACAATGTATTCTGTGTCAATTTTTTGCCGGTATGAACCTAACTGAGGCGAGACTCCACTCTTCCAAATGGGAATGTCAGGCGTGTCAGTAGGACTCCAGTCGAACGAAGTAAGATAAGTTTCTTTTCCACCTAGGAAAGCGTGGCTCATCTCATCTACATCGCGCGCTCCCAACCTAGGATCGACAGTCAATTCCCGCTTCGGGTCAAAACATATTGACTGGGTTGGGTTACGTCCTATTGCATGCGCAGCATTTGCATATGGAATGGGCATTCTTCTTTCAGAGTCCTCGAGCATTATTGGCCGTGAAAAGCCCAAATAAGCTGTCAACTCTCCTACCCCCTCCATCGCAGCGGAGCTCGCAAGCATCATGGGTCTCAAGTTCGGAATGTGAGCAAGGGTTCGGGCAATCTTAGCGCCAAATCGTATAGCGCGCGTAAGTGGCCCTGTTTCTCTTTCATCCGCTTGCATCACAGTACCCGTTGGCATGCAGAGTTGTACGTTGACGAAACGTGCTAGTACTCGTACTGCAATAGGGGTGCTATTCGCACTTGTAGACCTGATGGGTGTCAACGTTTTCAAAAACAAACTTCCGGCATCAACAAAATCATCCAAATCGCCATTCGCAGTAGACTGAGTGTTGAAGAGACGATGCATATACTTCATAGATATGAAGGGCAAAAGCATCACAACATTCCTATTCTCTCTAACATTCCATTCCAAAGCGCGATTTTGCGATAGCCAGGTGTTCAATAGATCTCTATTCCAAGCATCGCGATAATTTTGGAGTATCTCAATTCTCTCGGGATAAGGTACATAAGACATCATTATGCTTCCATAGCAGTATTGTGAAGCACTTGTTGTGATTTGTACTTCCACATCTGCTCGCATATACGCATAGTTGGAAACTTTCTCTCGTATGATGTCATCATTGATAAGAAGGCTCCAAATATCATACTCCTTGTCAATGTCTGTTCCTGTATCAACCGTGAACTTATCGATCTCAACATATCTTTCCAGGAAACTGGTAAGGCCATAACTATTATCAGTCATACCAGTTCCGTCATGTTTAACGTCGTCAAGTTCTTTATACTCTTCCTGTCCGGAATCTCCTTTGATGTTGATGGTTTGTGTCATGTGATCCATTACACCATCATCCATCTCTCCTGATTGTGCGACCAGGTTCGCCTTGACATCCGAGCTGTCAAGTTGCTCATTTCTCATTTCTTTTCCTTGCCATTCTCTAACGAATCCTCCGGCGGCATGGTCGGAGGGCGTTTCCGAGTTTAAGGTCTCTCTTTGAGGCAGGAACCTTAATAAACGACTTAAATAAGTCTCCTTCTCTTGTTTTTCTTCACAACGGGTCTCGGCACCGGGGTAAATACTTTTGTCGATATAATCGTAAGTGGGCAGAGAATCCACTTCAATTTTCTTCGCTCGCAATATGTCCACAAGAGCGCTCTTAAACGTATTATAGCTCTCTCTCGTGGTGTGGAAATATATCTCCCATAATGCTGACGAACAACAAGCAACAAGCTGTTCTTCTTCAGACAATGAATCCGAAGGTAAATACCAGGCCAAAGATTTGTATATACTTTCCATTGACAAACGTCCCTCATAAATTCCTTTCTCATTCTGAACAAATGTTCTCTTCAAGAAAGACATCGTATCAATGGTTACAAACTTATCTAACGCTCCATCCTTCGCAGCTGATGTGAAGTCCATATCGAAAAAATCACGGACCCCTTGAGCATATGTCAGATTGTTGAAAGTATCTTTGATATGTGGTTTAACAGAGGCTAACAAATCATCTCCGTAAATCACCGGAAGTACGTTATCAAAGAAATTTTCTTCATGTCCAAGTTCGTAATAGATATACATCATCATGATCAAACCACGCAATGAATTATCTTCAGCAGTTCCGTACTTTCCAGAAGGTTGAACACCAGGCGTACAAAAAACATCGCCTAGAAGCTGGATATGTATATAAACTGCGTCAGTGAGGACTCCATTAAGTAGAGTAAGGGCGTCATGGTTATAGCCCATCCTCGCCATTATCCTAAAAATCACTTTTGCGGTTGAGGTTGCGATTCCAACAGGATTACAGACGTCGTAGCCAGAATAATCCCCTTCAATGATCCAGGGAGAAAAATCAGCTAGGCGCCGTACAAGACGATCACTTTGAGTGTGCATGTCAATTCCAACTGCCGTACAAAATATGTCACCAAATTCAACCATAGCAGAGTACAATGGGCCTAATATCATTCTACATATGATCAAAAAGACAAGCGGTGTGATATAGAAAATGCGTGTTTTACCAGCCAAAATCTTTTCCCATTTCAGGGCTTCATCTTTACCACAACCGTTATGTCGGAAACCAAGACTGTATCCAGCAAGATACATCTGCACAGACCATACAAGCTCATCATGCAGTTCTTTGGACATCCAACGCTTATTCCTTCTCAATTCTTGTAATATCTTGGCAGAAATAGCAGCTCGTTGTCGTTTGGGGACATTATTCAGGGACGCAAGAAACGCCAGATCTTCTTTCGACACATTATACCCTTCATCTTTCAATTCAATATCAATACCAACGGTATGATCTTCTAGTATGGGTAAATGCTGGCTCTTCTTTCCCGAATAGCCGATTCCGCAACCGGTGGAAGTGTTTATTCCTTTGAAAAAATCATCAAACACAGCTCCATTGATAGCTTCATCAACACTGTAAGGCAACAGGAAATCAACTCCCTCAGCAAGCAACAAGGTAACAATGTGTTCAACCAACTCATCTTCCACCCTTCTGATCGTAACAGGGTTCAAGAGAGGAGGCGTATTATTCATCTTGTTTATGCCAACATTAATGAAAAAAGTCCAATCTCCATTCATGTCATAGAAAGGTCTCATCGGAGGAGGCCCAAAAACTTGTGAAGGAGAAAAACCAAGCAAGCCGAACAGATCTGGTAATTCTTCTGTAATAGAACTCGGGAGGAGTCTACTTTCGGCAGGCATGATAATAGGACCCAAAGCGGTTCCAATGTAATTCATATCATTCAATTGCTGATGGCATAAAATGCTTTTTGCTTTGGGAAGTCCAAGTTGAGGCACAAATCCCAAGGGAGAGGGATCAAATCCTTCCTTAGAATGGGCTTCTGTCAGCGCTTTGATCAAACTCTCTCTCGTGATGATGGTACTTATTCCAAGTCCTTTGGCTTCATCTCCTGCACAGTGTATTCCAACGAAACCTGCGCCAGT